AATAATGTATGATTTTTGTAAAGATCAGCAGTTTGGCTTAAAATACTAGAAGCAACTTTATAATCTTTAACGAATGGTTCTTCAAAATCATTGTAAGCCATGTATTCACCGCCTATATTAAATCCTAAATTACCATTGTCTCCTATTTCAAAAGGAGCATTTGCTTTTTCGCCGGCGCTAAATCCATATATGGTAGCAGCCGTGCTGTACTGGCCTTCATCGTTTCCTTCAGAATACATGCCAGTCCGAACCCCTTCTGCAAATTGCACTTTATCGGCTTTATAAGCGTCTAGCTGGTTTTTAAGGTTGCTAAAGCTATTGTTAACACCGTTCATTACATCAACATAATGCTGATACTGTGGGGAAGAAGTGTCATCAATCTGTGCTAAAGCATTTGCGGCATTAGCATACTTGCTACGCTGAGAAGTTAAAAATACTCTAATGTTTTTTTGCTCTTCCGGAGAATAAGCAGTTAAATCTACATCAGATTTCATTTTACCCATTGAAGTGCTAATACTGCTATTTACAGCCTGTATTTTACTTTTTCTTTCAAAATTAGCTATCTGCGCCGAACGATATAAATTATTACCGTTTTCAGCAGCGAGTTTAACTACTGGCCGTCTTCTGGACTCCAGCATTCTTCTGTTTGATTCTATTAAACTTTTATCTGCCATTATCCCCCTGTATTTAAACCTAGTAAGTCGCCAAATATGCTATCTGATCCAGCTCTTCCCTCACTAGCTTGCAATCCGACACCACCCATAATAGTATTGCCAATACCGCCCATTAACGATTGAGTAGCTTCTTGTCTGGCTAAATCCGCCTGGCCTTTGCGATCCATAGCCATACCTAGCTCGGTACTGTACTGTTCGCGTTTCATATCACGTGACATAACATCACCTTCACGCTCCATGGTTTGCAAATTACCCGCCATTTGTGCAGCGGCAGCTTGATTACCCGCTTCTTGTCTACCAATATCAGCAGATGCTTGTTGTGCGTTTTGTGATTGTTGATTAGCTAGAGACTGAGCCAAAGCAGCAATACCTGATCCTCCAGCGGCTCCGCGCATGTTGCCCATAATATTAGCCATACCTTGCTGCTGCTGCTGCGCTGCAAAATCCGCTGCTTGTGTATTAACAGTAAGATCTTCCATAGTGTTCTGCATATTAGCGTATGGATTAGAAAGATCTTGTTGCTGGTAACGCGCTTTGCTTGCCTCAAATTCTGCCTGCGCAGTTTTTTGCTCTTGCTTTCTTTTCTTGTGACCAATTATACCACTGGCAATTCCCATGGCACCTTGAAGTCCTAAAGCTAAAGGTATCATATTGTATTAGTTTATAAGTTATTATTACGTATTATTCACTGCTGATAAACACCTCAGAGTTAACAGCAAAGAGCTCTTTTTTGTCGGAGCTGGTTGTTTTCATTTCAACGGATGCATGGTAACCTATTATACCTGAAGTGTTCTTTTCAGAGTCTTTAGCAAACAACACAAAATCGCCGTCTTCTGGTTCATTTGCAGAAGTTCCGTCCCAATTTGCGCGAATAGTTAAACCACTAATGCTAATACAGGTACCCAGCTGCTTTATTGGGCCGTTATTAGACTCTTGGAAAAATATCATATCTCCAACTTGCAATGAAACATTAATTTTATCTACAAATGATAAATCATAAAAATTTGATCCATCAACAGAATAATCAACTTGACCAATACCCTGCACTGAAAACTCACCAGCATCAATATTTGACAGTGTAGTAGCTTTACCTTTAATATAGTTAAAGTAAAGGTTTTCTTTCTTTTTCCAAGCTTCTACTTCTCCGTCTTGCTGATCAGTAAGCACATCCGCTACCCAGCCCGCATCACCTTCGTAAGATAGTGTTTTAAAGTTTTTAATACTAGAAGGCGCATCGTTAAATATAGGTGTTACTATAGAATTACTTTGAACACCATAAAAATTAGAGCGTGTTGCGCTATTATGCACCCACAGTTCACCATTTTTCATAGTGTAATAATCGTTGTTTAACGATATAGCCGCTTCAGGCACAAAAGACAATCTTGATGTCCAACCGTTTACGCCTTCTTTAAATGCAATAGATTCGTCACCGCTTAAACTTATATTGTAAGACCCAGAAGCCTCATCATATGAGCCCAAAATAGCGCCTGTGTGCGCTTTAAACTTGTCTTCAAAGTAATCGGACATGCCTTTTTCAGCTATCTCCGTAATGCCGTCCATTGATAGCCGTATTACCGTTCCTCTTGCTTTATCTGTAAAGTAAGATCTGAACCCATATGTAGTAAACGATTCAGGATTATTAGATATACCAAATTCACCGGCATATGCCATTGTTTGACCAAGTACATTATTTGTAGACGTAACATTAGGGTTACCGTCTGCCGTAAATAACGCATCTTTATTAGCTTGTATTTTAAAGCATTTGTCTTCACAAAGAGTCACTAAGTCAGTATCTCTAGCTTTTAAAATTTGTATGCCGCCATATATGGGGTTCAAGTCTTTTGTTATTTTAAGACCTTGAATAAACTGGTTAAGTTCATTTACACCGCTGGTGTTATTAAATAAACCGCTATATATTAAACCTGCTTTTCTTCTTTCTTGCTTGTATTCCGTTTCAAGTATACTAGATACCTTAACACCTTTACCAATACGCTTTGCGTTGAAGTCATCTCGTATTCTATCCGACTCTACACCGTTACCAAAGCTGTAACAATTAAAGTAATCGAGCGTATGCCAAGTGTCTATAGCCGATATAGGATAAGCTTCACTAGCTTCGTAATAAAGTTCTAAATCTATTGCTTCCTTAGGCTCAACTTCAAATACAGCCGGGTTCATTGAAGGTAACACCTCGCTATTTTCATCAATAACAGTTGGTTGCAATCTTTTTCTTTCGGCTAATCTAAAACGGTCTGCAACTATATCCGTATCGGTATAAGGCTCGTTTAATACAAATTCCCACCGGTATCCTGTTTCGTCGTCAGTATCGCCAACAGGTGATGCGTTACGAGTATAGGTTCCTTGAGTTACAGAATTTAAAGTGTAAAGATTTGACCAAACACCAGCAGCAGAACCAAATTGTATGTAATCTCCAGCTTGTGCGCCGGTTACAAAATTGTACATTGAGCTGCTGCCGTTAATATTTTGCCCGGGAGTGCCGCTAATATAAGGCGACTGTACAACACCAAATTTTTTAGAATTTTCGGTTGGTTTACCCGTTAATACTGTACTGCCAACATTAGCATTAGAATGTTCGGCCCAGCTTAACCCAGTTATTGCTCCAATGTTACCTGTATTATCAGGATCATCGAAAGCGGTATCATCGGGATGCGTGCTTGTTGTTCCTTTTTCTTTATAATCTTCAGGATTATTTGTAAAGTTATAAACTACATTTTCATCAAACGCGGTATTTCTATTAATCTTAACAAAAAATCTCCCTTGGTATTCAGGTAAAGTTAAACGTTTTTCTTCGTGCAGTTCTAACTTAAAACTAGCGCTGTCTGATAAAGCATTTATAAAGGATGCATCACTTAATTGTAACTGCTCTGAAATTTCTAATGAGTATCCAGCGTTTGCAATTCCCGAATATCCACCAGTAACAACTTTATAAAATCTAGTTTTATTAGCCCCTGAAATAAACCTAACGTAAACGTCAGCTTGCAGTGCATCAACAAAATGATCGTTACCTGCGTTAGGTGTTGGACCTTCAAAAGTGAACTCTGTTAAACCTGTAGCAATTTTAGTAGCTGCTGAGCCTTTGGTAATACCTACTAAAGATTTAAACTTACGTTTTACAGCAACAGCATCTGGTGCCTCATTACTTATGTCTAAGACTTTAAACTTAGCTTCAGAAGTAACCGGAAGATCTGTGTTATGTTGTTTCTTAAGTATTAAAAAATCTCCTTCTTGCACTTTATTTCTTTCAGCACTAGGTATAGATAGCCACATAAAGCCATCTGGATCAGGGTAGTAACGGTCTAATGAAACGTTATAGTATTCGTTTGATGTTTCTTTTACGTAGTATTTAAAATGCTTAGCCCATAAACCTGGGGCGTCATTTTCCACTCTAGCTTTAAGCTTATTTACTTTAGAAGCTTTGTCTATACCTATCTTTATCGTAGAATAGCTATTTGTAAAAACCGGTGTTTCTCTTCCATGCTCGTCAATATATACAACGCCTATCTGGTAGTCTCTTAAAGACTTAACACTTTCTTCTGGCGTTTTAACCGCCGCTATATTGTTTGACTGCAAATTAACATTTAAATCAACTTCGTCTTCTATGTTATTTTGTTGGACATAATTACCATATACTAAACGATTGCCAATTACTTCCTGAGCTAAAGCTTTAAGAGGCACGTTATCGTATGGTCTAAGTATCTGGTTAGAATCTATAACGTTTACAGCTACCTCTGACGTAATTGCCACAGAAGACACTGACACCGGCTTATCATCTACTCTATAAATTATATTTTCAGAAGAATCTTTATATAATATTTCAACTCTATCTACATCTGCCGGCGGTGTTTCAAATCCGCTTAAAGTAAGCTTACGCAGATTATTAACCATTCCTTCATTATAAGCGTCATAACTACCATACTCAAAAGGACCAGGAACAAAAATAGCATTAGTCCATGGCGAAAAGGCTGATGTCTCACCGTCCACGTATTTCCATCTATAAGCAAATCGAGGAAAAGAAAACTCAAACATAGGTGGGTCCTCTTGTAGCTCGCACTCCCAGGTTAGCTCTATATCTGGCATGTCTGAAGATATAGATAGTATTTTAGCGTTAATAAAACTTAATGCCGCACCAGAAGGATTAGCTGTAAGCTGCATTCGCACTTCGTAATTATCGTCCGCGTTTCTGTCGTTATTAAACTCTGACGCTCGTAAAGTAATTATGTCTCCGTTTTGCCAATTAGGAGCAGCGCTGGTTGTAAATGTACGATCACTACCAATATCCATGGTTACTCTCACTCCTCCTACTGTTTCTACAAAAGTTTTATCTGTAGTAACTCTATCTAGTCCCACACCATTGCCTGTTCTTGTAGAAGAAGCAGCAACATAATCCAATCTTTCGTTTGGCTTTTTCTTAATTACGGTAATATCCGATGCAATAAACGGTCTGCTATACACTTGCGTATGAGTATTTATACTCGTTCCACTTTGTGTACTACCTGCTTTAAACCTAGATATTAATATTTTTCTAGGCTCATTTAAATTATCAGTCCAGCATAATAGCCCCTCAAAAACGTTAACACCGGTTATAAAGTTAGCCGTGTTAAAATTTAATACTGCGCCTGTATCAACCAATATAGGGGCAACAAAGCCTGTGGCTTCATCATACTCTAATATAGTGTCAACCGATGCCGAGGTAACAAACCAATACAACTTGTTGTTTTGAGTATCTCTAGCCGTACCTATACATTGTGCAGAGGTTAAACCAAAATTAGCCGCCCAATTTACAGAGGACGACTTTTTATTTAGTTTAGTATTACCTAATATGTTCTCAACAGCGCCGACGTCCGAACCTTCAGATGTTGAAACCTGAATGTTTAGGGCGTCACGATATTGGCCATTGGGCACAAGTCTCTCATCAAGATCCTTGTTCATTTTACCCTGGACAAAGTTGTGTGCTAATTTTGGCATGTATTAGTGTTTAATCCATTTAGCCTGGTTGCGCATGATTTGAGCAATCTCACTAATCTTAAGGTTAGACATACGAAGTTTTGCAACTCTTTTTGCTGCAAACGCTTCTTTCTTAAAGCGTGCGACTAAATATTCTTGAGTATTGGCTCTTGTTGCCAGAATGGCATGAGCTAGATATTTGTAAACGGCTTCTTCTGCAAATTTATGCACTCGCATATCTTCGTCAGATCCTAAGCTGTCACTGATGTACTTTAATGTAACAATTTTGTTTACCAAGCTAGAGCTAAAGTGTGCGATACCCTTAAGCTTATCAATGTAGAACACACCATTACCTTGAGCAAACTCGGGATTTAGCCCATAGCGTCTACCGTGACGATAAAGGTTAAAGAGCTCACTGGTGCTAAGCTCTGCTTTACTATTAGCTTCATGGTTAGATGCTTCAAACTTCTTTAAAGTTTCAGACTTATTAGCATACTGCTTTTCACCATTGCCATCAAACGTGTATTCGTAATCAGAATCTTGGACAATAGCTTGGGGGTTGCTCGAGTGACGTGTAGGATAGATAATGTGTTCTATACCGCCTGCATCTGCCCAGCTAAAACGAACGTAGTTAACGTAGTCTTGTGGCAAAATCATTTCTAGCGCTGGCCCTAATTCAATTTCTAAAGCTTTTTCCGAGGGTAGTATATCGAAGGAAAGCTCTTGTAAAGCACGCTGAGCATGAAATGCAACATCCGTGCGCTTAATTTTGCTAATGATTTTATCTTCTCCAACATAAGCAATAATGAAGTTGTTAATGATATCTTTAATGCTTACAAACTGGTAATCACCGTAATTTTCATCTCCGCTATTCCAGTTGCCGTCAGCGCCTTCGTAATAGAGCTTTTGTGTTTGATTAATTAATCCCATTTATTAAGCTTTTTCTTGTTGTGTGTTTTGCCCTTCCATTTGGTTACCAATTTGGTAAACCTGAAGTTCTTTAATAGAAAGCCCTGCTAGTTGTAATATTTTAAAAACCAGTTCGGTTTCTTCAGAAGCATGCAACTCAAAATCAGTAGCATTCGTTGAATTATATACAGCTCTTCCGGCCACTGTGTTATATGCCCATTCAACTGTTGCAGGTACTTTAATATAATTACACGATACTCCTGAAGTTAATGCAGCCGCACCATACACCTTATAGCCTGAAGAATTTGCTACAAATATTGGGCGATCGTTAGTGGGCTTAGTAAGTGGAGAAGCATTGATATATAAATATTCGTTTGCGTTAATACGCTCGGCTTCAATACCATTATAAATAATTGTACCTAACCGGTAAAGATCACTAGGGACCGTCCAGTTAGGAGCAGAGTAGGTCATACTACCATTCTTCTCGAATATGTTTATTTTTTCATTCAAGAGGTTAAGCATGTCAGAGTATTCAGTGTCATTACCATGCATTCTACCGAACTGGTTAATGTCATAGAAATACTGCTCAAAAATATCAGACTGTGCTTGGTTTGCAAACAAGTTAAATTCCTGAGGAGTTACGTACCCTCTTTGTTCTTTGTTAAGGATAGCCAATACTCTTTGGTATACTGTATCTACGCTTACTGCCATTTTGTGTTTGTTTATGTATATTAAGTAATTAGGCCGCTTGTTACAGCAGCCTAATCACAAAAAGATATGTATTATAGCTGTTTCTCTACGGCTCGTAATACTTCCATACCCTCATCTGTTTTAAAGTAAGCAGCGAGTGCTGAATATGGATGTTCATTAAACGGTACTGTTAACAGCTTTCTTCCGTTACTTGCATATGTAAATGTGCGTTGGTCTTGTGATAAACTCAAAATTCCCGTTTCGGTAGCTTTGATTCCAATGTTACGCAGCATTACGTTGTCGTCATTAGCCAAGTCTAAGAAGAGACTAGGGTTATTACGCGCAAGTATTAGTAAATCACGTTTTAGTTCTTTAGAAGACGCGTTAGATACCTGTTGTGAGCCGTATTGAGCTCTTAAAATTGCTTCAGCTTCGTCGATATCCATTGATTTTGCAACGGTCATCGCTTCTAGCTCTAATTCAATCCAGTCAGTTTCGTTTGCAGCGATCTGCTCTGGCTTATATTCCATAATGCGACCTTGCAGTGTATATGGGTGGTATAAAGAAAGAAGTTTTTGTAAAACTATATTTTCTTTTGGTACCCTCAAAATGCCGTCTCTAAATACGATACGACCTAATGTTGCAGTTCCTTGTTGCTCATCAACGAATGGGGTACGCTGGTTAGTTGCATAACGCAATTCACGGTTGTATCCCAATTTTTCATCAAAGTATAACAAGGGAGTGCGAGCTGAATGTACGGTAGGTAATGTAAACGCCAGTGGTTTACGTCCTGAAGTAATTTCGTACAATCTGTCTTTGATAACCCATGTATCTACAGGTGCAGGTGCTGCGACGGGTGCCGCAACTGCTTCTTCAACAACTGCCGCTGCAGGTGCTGTTTTTTTTACCGCAGGCTTTGCTGCGGGCTTTTTAGCTTGTGCCATGATATAATATAATTAAATAAAGGTAATAATTACCCCCGCCACAAGGACGAGGGTAATATTTTTGATTAACTACGCTAATTAAGCAGTAGTTTTCTTCAGCATTACGAAGTTGTTCGCAGCTTGAACACAAAGTGCACGCTCAGAAAGGAAGTGTACGTTCATTTCATCAGCATCACTAGTGTAGTTGCCACCAACTGAACCAGTAACCCAAGACTTCATACGACGATCTTCAGCTTCAGAAGCACGGTAACGTACGTGTAAGAACGGACGCGCGATGTTCTGACCTAAGTTTTGGTCGTATACAGTAGAAGTACCAGCAGGAACAATAACACCCTCTACGTCAGCAATGCTACCGCGAGTTGCAGAATCGTTCAAGTATTTCCAGTCAGTCTTGTAGAAATCGTAAGAACCACGACGGAATCCAGAGAAACCTAAGTTCAAAGCCATATCTTCAGAGTTATCGAATACTCCGTAAGAAGTGCCACCTGTTCCGTAGCTGTTAGCACGTGCAAGCATGTTGTCGATATCTAAAGCAGTACGACGATCCAAGAACATCATGTTCTCCTCAATAGCACCTTGCTTGTCTAATTCTTGAAGGATAACGTCGAAGTCACCCAAACCAGTCAAACCAGTAGCGTTATTGAAATCTTGGTCGTTGAATACCAAACCGCGAGACTCTAGAGCCGCGAATAGACCTTCAGAACCTTCGATTGAAGCAGTGTTACCAAAAGCAGCAGCTTGAGCAATAGTAGTCTGAGCTTTTTCAGCTTCAACCATGCTCATCTCCAAGTAGTCTTCAAAACGTAGACGAGACTCGTGCTCAGACTTCAAGTACCATAAGTAACCAGAAGTACCAGCTTCAGTAGTTACTTCAACCCAACCAATTTGAGCTACATCAGAACCTTTAACATTGTACTTATCACGTAAGATGATAGGCTTGTTGTCAAAAGTAGTGAAAGAAGCATCCATTGAGTTTCCAGCACCGCTAGAACCTTTAGTGTACTCAGAACCGTAAACAAATACTTTAGCATCAGTAGCAGCATCAAAGGTGCTACTCAAGTTTGCATCAGAAGTATCGTAAACAGCAATGTTTACAGTATTACCAGATACAGAAGTAACGTATGCTTTGTGGCTTACGTATCCTTTAGATACTACCAAAGTCATACCCGCACCGATCAAGTGACCAGCAGGCATAGTAAGTGCATCACCATCAGCATCAACAGTAATACCGTCGTAAGCGATGTGAAGACGTCCTTGCTCTTGCCATACTACGCGGTCAGAAGCCATAGGCATTTCTGCACCAACCATGCGCAAGAATCCTGATACTGTACGGTTTCCGTAGCGCTCTACTTCTTTCTCGTATACCTCAGGAAGGAATTGTTGTGTAAAGTCCATGTCAGCCACAGACAGATAATTGTCACCAAACAAGCCCTTGATAGGACGTGGAGTAAGGTGAGCTAAGTTTGCCAGACCAGCTGGCGACGTTGCAAAACTCATTTCTTATTTGTTTTAATGAATTATTTTTTAAACTTGACTTTGAGTTTAGAAGTGCTTTCGCCATCATTTACAGCGCGTATAGTCCACCCGTTTTGTGTTGTAACTTTTTCATGAGCCCCTCTCGGATTCATATCAACATTCTTCGTGCGTGCCATACTGTCCTTTACTGCATCGGCTTTACCTTGCTCGTAAAAGTGTTGTGCAACTTGATCGGCATTCATAGCGGTGAACAGCGATTTATGGTAACCCTTAGCATCTTGCATTTCTCCCTTTTCGTTCAAGAACTTCTTGATAAAGTTGTTAATGTCGCCTTGAGTTTCCTTAACCTGGCCAGCGTCTTTAACCTTAAAGCGGTACTTTTTGTCTCCAACGCTGTAATCGAAACCTTCGAATTTGTCGCTGAATACTTTCTCGCTTTCTTGTTTAAACCTACTGGTTTGTCGTTCTGCTATTTTTGCAGCCTCTTCACTCTCCTTATTATAACGATTGAAAAATTCAATCGCTTTTTGCTGTTCAGGATTCAATCTTGAACCCATCTTAATTTCATCGTAGTATTTAGACTTTAAGCCGTCTAAATGATTTTTAGCTTCTGCTAGTGCTTGTTTGCGCTCTAATTTCTTTAAGCGTATTTCGCGTTCATCATCAAGCTCTTCGTCGTAAGAAAACTTATCGGCTAATAAAAAGTCGATGTCCTCTCTATCATAAGCACTATACTTAGTTTCATAGTACTCGCGAAGCAGCTGATCCTCGTTAAGACTAGAGTAGTCTGTGTTTAGACGAACGTAATCTTCCAATGATCCCCCTGTTTCATTCATAAAGTCTACAACCTTCTGAATGTTTTCCGGTAATTCAACGCCAGTTTTTTCCTGCTCTAAAACAGCTTCAGCGATTTGTTCGTCAAGCTGGTGCGCTGCAACCTCTGCCTCTTCGTCTGTAATTTCCATTAGAACAGGCTCTTCAGCCGCTGCTTCTGTAGGTTCTTCTACAGGTGTTTCTTCTTGTACTGGTGTTTCTTCAACAACAGGCTCCTTAACAGGTGCATCTTCTACAGGTTGCTCAACAGTTTCTTCTGCTGGTGCTTCCTGAGATACTGCTGAAAAATCCACTTTAATAGTACCATCATCGCCCTGCGAAACAGGGGATGTGTCTTTGGTTTCTTCACTCATGATAAAATATTATATAATTGTTATGGTTATTATTACCTAGGTTCGAAACTTCCTAAACCGAAACCCCCACCAAGTATATCATTACCAGAGGATTCGAAGTCTTTAGGCGAACCGCCTTTTTGTCTTTGGTCTATAAGCTCACTTTGTTGTGTAGCTTGAATTTTTGTTCTTTTGTCTTTGCGATCTTCAGTTTCTGAGATCTTAGTTTTAGCGGCATCAACCTCTAAGCCTTTAAGCTTCATGTTATACTGAAACTCCAATGCCATTAATTGCATCTTAGCCTCAACTTCTTTGTCAATTCTTGCTTGCTCTAGTTGAGCTTTAAGTTGTTCTAGCTGAGACTTAGTTTGTAATGCAGCTTGATCTTTCTGCATTTCAGATTGCGCTGCAACTTGTTGTGCTTGAGCATTGGCTTGTGCCTGTGCTTGCATATTTTGTTGTTGCATCATTTGATCACGCTCTTGTTTTTTCTTACGGCGTAGCTTTAATAACTGGTTAGCTAGCTTTAAGTTTTTAACTTCACGTATATCAATAGCATCATCTAAATCAATAAGTCCTGCAGATAATGCAGTTTGAATATTGTTTTCTAGTAACGCTTTTTCTTCGTCATCCGGCGAAAGCTCTAATGAAATACCAAAGTCGTGCAAGTGTAAGTCTTCTAGCTCAGCTAAAATACCTACGTTATGGCTGCCGATTTTTTGTATAAACGCTTCACGCGAAGGATCAAACTCTATAATATCAGAAATACGTAGTGATAAACACTCGGCTGTTTCTGCTGTTAAGAATAAACCAGCATCAAGGATATGACGCGTTGCTGTGTTTGAATTGGCTGCTGCCATTTTTTGAACGCCTACTAATGCTCTAGAATCAGGCGATGAACCATCACGAGCTTCATTAAGACCCGTAACGTCACGAATCATTTGCAAGTAATAGTTATAGGTTTGTATAAGCGTTTGCAGCTTCTGGCCGCCCGCACCAGTTTGTAAGGGCTGTATTGGCACTTTGCCTGGATTCATATCACCCTCGCTCGTAAATGAACGACCAATAACAGAACCTGTTTGGAAGTACATGTTAAGCGCTTCCTGTGGGTTATAGTTGGTACCGTTACCCAAATCAATTTCAGCAAGACCGTCGGCATCCATGTATACCCCATCAGGCATCATTTTGCTTAGTACTTGCTGCATCTTAAGGTGAGTAATTTGAATCATATCTGCAAAACCAGTACAGCGGCTTACAATAGATTCAATCTTACCTTTATACATGCGCGGTGCAACAATGCTGTAGTTCATTTTAACTTTAGCATAATCACTTTTAGGGCGCATCATATTTTTAGCCATCTCCCACTTAAGCAGAATGTCCGTACCTAATATAAGTACACCTTCATACAATACTTCAAGTGAACGAGACATTTTGCCAAACTCAGCCTCAAGTAATTCTACAGGAGGATCAAATTGGTCATCTCTTACTATAATTTTAGAAGCACCGGTTGCGGTTTCCTTAACCTTATATACTTCATTCATGTACGTCTTATAATTAAAGTACAAGACTTGCACTACATTATTGTCACGAACATCATGGTTTACCAAAGACTGGTCGTATCCAGCGCTATGATTATGTGATCCTTGCTTCTGTATTTTTTCTAATTGCGCTTCATCAAGATTAGGAAATTGCTTCTTAAGCTCATTGATAGGCACAAACTTTACTTCACCAACATAATAAATGTCTTCGAAGTACGGCGACTCACTGTAAGAATGTACTAAATATGCAGGGTCTACATATTCTACTGTTACACCTTCCGATTGGTTAAATGTATTTTTAACAGCAGCAATACCTAGTGTAGTAAGATCGTAATAAAGTCTTTTCTTAGTTAGGTCGTAGTGGTTACCGTCAAGAAGAGTATTAATAGCTATTTCTTCAGCAATTTCAATACCTTGCTTGTAGCTTAGCTGCATGTGCAACTCTAGCTCTTCTTTTGAATCAGGTAACTGCTCCGGACTGTTTTCAAATAAATTTACATCAAACGCTTCTTTAGCAAACTCATTTAACTCTTTTGTCTGCAAGTCACGTATAATAGATTCCATATACTTTGTGCGTTTGCTTACACCATATGGATCTTGTGAATATGCTTTTAAATCAAATGAACGATCTGCAATACCGTTAACTACAATATCTACAAACTTAGATAATATAGGTACTGGCTTCCAGTCAAGGTTTAAGTACGACAAGTCACCATTTACAGATAATTCATCTTTATATTTCTGAACACTCTGTTCGCCACGTGCATACAATCTCAGGTTATGAAACGTATTTTGGTTGCTTCTGAAGCGCGTAGTACCCGAATTGCTAGAGAACCATTCGTTTTGAATAGCTCTAGCTACTTGCAATCCATAGTCATCTGACATTTTTTCACCATCACTGGCTATCTGACTTGGGAAAGCGCTATTTGAAACCGACTTAGCCATAAATTATTTTATTATTTCAGAAGTAAATCCGTCTTGACGGAATTTTGAAATCTTTAGATTTAACTTTGTTTTTTCTAATTTGCCCACTGGTCTATACAATTCTTTATTACATGCCATAATTGCTAAGCCCGAGCTTATTGCAGCATCGTACTTAGTACGTTTATTTATATCAAACTTAGACCAGTCATTAAGTGTTTCGTTAAAGTACATGCTTCCGTACTGCCCATCTTCCATTAAACCTACGTACTTATCTACGTACATTTCTATAGCCGCAGCGTGTGCTTGTTTCATGTCTTCACTCGAGTTAGGCACACCACCTATTTCTTTTTCCGTTACTGATAGCTTATTCCAAAGCCTATCCGGACGGTTCATAGAGTATCCCCTGTAACCACGGCGCTTAAAATGATAAAGCAACCTGGGTTTGTTATTCTCTGCTAGTATCGGCATACCATAAAATACACATGCCATCAATACATCTTCAAAGAATATCTCAGCGGTTTGTGGTCTAGCTATATATTCAAGGAAGAATGTACTTGGCGGTGCATCTTCCATAGTGAACTTAGTGAGTCCGTGTAAAGCCCCTTTTGAACCCTTACCATCGGTAGTTCCCGATATGTCGTAGCTATCGCAACCAAATGCGCCGACGTGCTCATTACCCGGGTATTTAACACCATTTTTTGTAATTTGCCTATTCTGAAGACTAGCACCTGGTATCCAAGATACTTTAAATCTTCCTTGCGGCGTTGGCATAAACACAACTTTTGTATCTTTTATACCATTAACCCACTGAAAATTGCCAGTGGTTACAACATTAGTATTACGCAGATCTGCATTATAATCAATCTGTTCATATATTTTTGCAAGATTAAACAAGCTATTTTTTGTTTCATCCCTAAAAGCGTGCTCTTCTGTGCGTGGAAACTGGCGATAATATTCATTTAAAGCATCTTGATCTTGTTTAAGACCTTCAACTTCATTGTTCCAGTAATCTATAACGCCTTGTTCTATAGTATCACCAAAAGGGTCTAATACTTCTTTTTCAGGCGTATTAAAAACTGGTTGTCCGTACTGATCAATAAATCCTTCGTAGTTCCACTCCATTGGTATAAAGAGTGAATATAATCCTGATTTTGTTTGACCATTAGAGTTTCTTTTAGATACGTCAGAATCTGCATATAGTTTTTTAAAGTTTTCACCACCTTTTTCTAATGAATTCGATGTTGATCCCATTAAACACTTGCCTATAATTCTGGCACCCAAACGAAGCGTGGTTTTTGTAACCCGCCAGTTATTTAATATGTTATCAGGCCTTTCCCATTTACCGCTCTCATCATGCACTAAAAGCTTTAGCTTCTCACCATCATAAGAGTTATCTCCTGTATTCTTCCAGTCAATAGTTGTATCAAGACCCTCAAGCTCTATTTGCTTTTCTTTTGCCTGAATTGATTTACGGGTTAGCTTAGAAGCAGGAACCCTATATGCCAGTTCAGTCTTCGGTCGATCCATACCATCTTGTATAGGTTTGAAGAAAAACGGGTAGTTAACGGATATGGGTACAACCTTATCGGTAAACATTTTCTTTGCATCCGAACCGGTTTTTGATAATATACCGAATCTTGCATCACTTGAAATGGTAGCGAGGTTAACTGTTTCTCCAGAGGCCATAAACGAAAACCCACTCCGTCTGTTTTTAAGATAGCACATCCCATAGCTTCTGTTATCTGCCTTACAGGCTTCCCAAAATATAAAGAAGAGTCTGTTTGCTTCTCTGTAATCGGGGTGTCCAACATCGATCTTACTCCACTGCAAGTACATGTAATGAGTCCCAGTGATGTAAGTAGGAGTCCCCTTGTTATAAAACCAATAACCACTATCACGCCGGTTGAATTCTTCATCAATATAGCCCTCCCAATTGCTTTTAAACTCATCTGGATAGGTTTGCCAATCGAATATGCTTTTAATGTTTTTAAGCTCCTTAGGATAGTCTGAAACAACCCACTTGTTTGCTCCCTTCTTTAACCCTTTAGGTTCCGGCGGCAATGCTATACATAAGTTTTGAATCTCTAGTATTTGCCCTATCTGTCCACTCTTACTAATAACAACTATATCGTGTTCTTTGTTATAGCCGTATTTCCAAGACTTGGATCTATTAAGTCTGCTGATTGTTGTGAGCTTAACGTGCTCGGATTCTTTTACTAGAGTCTGTTCGTACATTATCTAGATCTTTTTTCAGCAAACCCTGAGAATGTTTTCTTTTCTTTTTCTTCTTTTGGTTTGTTTTCAAGTATTCTTTCTTCCTCTTCTATGCGAGTAAGTATTTCAAACGCGTCAAAGATGGCCAGCTTCTTAGTAGCAGCGGCATTTTTTAAGCGGTCAGCAGAAACATCATCTTCCGTATTGGTAATGATTTGCTCTTGTGCGACTTTTATAAGTTCTTCAACTGCTTTGCGACCAGCTAGGATTATATTCTTTTTCGCTTGTTTGGTGTCCATACTTGATTGTGATTCGATTCTGGGGAACTCGGTAAACTTTCTCCCCCTCAATATTAAATTCGTATTCTGTACCAGGTGTAAAACCTATAAGCTCTCCGTTCTCAAAACCTTCGTAAGCATATTTAACTTTTCCTATCAAAGGAAGTTCGTTATGTTCGGAGAACATTCTTTCGTCTAGCATAGGCTTAACAAATATAAAACCCTTCACAGGTTTCCATTCGCTATCACGTTTGAATGCGTAGATCTGATCAGGGTACACAAAGTATTTGTCTTCTTCATAATATGAGCGGCTGTTCTTTTCAGCACCCCGCACATCTCTAAATCTTCTGAATACATTATGGTGAACAATAACTTCATCACCGGGTTGTAAACCTAAATCATTTATTTTTGGTACAGCTTTGACAACGCCGTGTCTGCTGGTATAAAGATGGTTTTGCAATTCTGTATTAAGTAACAGAGTTACACCATTTATTTCTTTTTCCGATGTCGTTCTTTTGGCATACGGAGATATAATAAAGTTGTATATGCTTTGCATTACCACTTAAGATCATATTCGATAGATACAGCCATGTTCTTATTAAAGTCTTTCCACGGCATAACCAAATCTCCTTTTTGAATATAGATAGAGTACTTAGATTCCTCTTCTAATATGTTAACTATAGTATGACCGCCATACACTTCCTGTCCAACAGAATAATGCATGGCGTCATTTTTATAGTCCTTCCCGATACTAATCTTGCGGATTACTTGCATCATTAGGAGTGATAGCTCCATCTTGTAAGTTGATACTTACGTCTCCATAAGTTTTTTCTAAATCAGCTTGTACCTCAGCTAGCTTTGTGCGTAATGCTTTAACATTATCAATCAGCTCAGCTTTTTGCATTTCAGTTCCACCAATCTGCATTTGGATTTGCTGTAGAGCATTAACGTACTTTTGTACTTCAGTTAGCTCGTCTGCTGTGATTGCTTTAGCAACCGCTTCTTTCTTCTTTCCCATTTGATTTAATTTAATTTAATTGTTTTATTTTAAAATTAGCAGTTCCATCTACGGCGTGCTGCTCTACCACGTTCACTTGTCCAGCTTTTAGAGCGTGCACAAAATGCTTTGCGACGCTTTGCAGCTTTACTACCAGGCTTCAACTTTGAAGGCGGAGTGGTTACCGCTGTCTGCAATTTACTACCTGGATTATTTCTTTTATAACTTTCAACGCCTTTTTTTGTCATTCCACCACCGGCTGCAGCACCCGTTGCGCTTTTAGAACGAACTTCGTTATAGTTTTTTTCTGATTTTTTACGAGAAGGTGCATCACCTTTAGCTTTAAAAGGAGAATTGTTTTGTACGTATGCCATATTATTTGCCTTTAAAGTACCCTTTTTTCATTGGGGTAGACTTTTTAATACCTACGTTTTGGTCGTAGCGCATAGGAAAACCACTAAAATCAACGTCTCCTGGAGTTCTATCTATTTGAGCAATTACATCTGATCTTTCAATATCAGTTTGATTTGCCAGACGTGGTTTAGAAATAACTTTGTCATCACGTGTAGCACCCTGTGCTCTTTGGTTTCTTGAACGCTCTAAACTTTCAACGCTTGAAGACATGTCGGTCTGCACGTCAGAAACACCATCACGATAATTTCTAAGCTCTTGTACCTTATTTTTTGTTTCTTCGTCTTTATAATTAACTCCGTCGGCACCTCTTCGGAAATCACGACGTTGTGTACGGTTCGACATTAGTTTGCCAAAACCTTTTTTGCCGTCATCATCGGTTTCTTGGGCATAACGTTTTGCTAATTTATTTACAGCGCGCTTAGATTTTCTTTCAAGAGCGCCACCCTCACGTCTTTCTACAATACGATTTTGATAAGCCCCGTATGGACGGATTGCATCAGTTTCGTCTCTTGTATATATAGGTGTTGTGGTTGTTTCCTCAGTATCAGGTGTGCCCGGCGTGCCTGGAGTACCTTCGGTAACAATAGTATTATCAGCTAATCCTTCGGCTGTTGGGTTATGAGTACCATATTTTTTCATATTATACTCCCTCGCCGCAGCTCTTTCTGATTCAGGTAAATCGCTATAAAGAATGGTTTTCTTTTTGCCTGGAGTACCAGAAGTGCCGGGAGTACCTTTAGTTACTTTCGTATCTTTCATTATGATATCTCCGGGACCGTCTACTGCTTTTAAAGGCGATTTTGCTTTTTGTGTAATAGGTTTGTTATACATAATATTATGATTTATATGCTTCGTTTTCCCATTCTAGTTCCGAAGCTCCTTCATTGAGCTCGTGCCTTTTATAAACTTTCATTGGGGATTTAGTATCTCGTTTCCAGATTATTTCATTTTCAGTATAATCTAGTCGGTTTTGATGCATTTGATTTAAATGCACTTTTTCGTGCTCAACTGCTTCTTCTTTTTGCTTTGGTGATAACCCTTTATCAATAAAAATAGTTCCGTCACGATTAGCTTCCGCCATCACTTGGCCACCTAAATCTTTTTCAAATACAGGCGCATCAAATGTTGAGGTTTGCTTATCGTAACCGAACAGGGTACTTTTATCCTTAAGCTTAAAAGGCATTAGCAATCACACTTCCCTGTGCAACCACAGCTTCCTACATTAGTAAAGTTAGCACGCTTTTTACCAGCTGCATCTAATGTAACTTCTTGATTTGCAGGTGCTTTACCGTAATCAGTAACTGCACGCTTTGTAATAGGCTCTAAGTGATTCTTCATCGTTCTTTGTCTTTAATCATGTCGTCTATAGCTTTATTATAGACTTTATCAGTATAACTCTTGTTCTTGTAAAATTTGCTTGACCTACCGATTGGTAAATCTTCTTCCCCAAGCATAACTCGATACATGCGTGTAATCAAGCGTTTAGCTTTAGGTGACGTTGTGAAAACACTGTATTTGATTGTAGTCCTATTACGATGACGCCATACGTCAATCCAGCCATCATTTCGAAGTCTTTCCCAGCGGTTTTTATCCCATGCATAGGTATAAGTTCCTTCTATAAAATCATTACGCGTAAATCGATCTTTGCAATCTAGATATATTAGCAGCTCTAGGTCAGCATCTAATATATCGTAAGTCTTACAGGCCCATTTTCTAACGAGCCTGTAATACTTAAACAAATTTATTTCACGTAAATCCGCGGGTGTTAGTCTCATTCCACGATAACAACATCACCTACGGTAATAACATGAAACAACTCATCATTCCATTCGATACCATGACCAGCGTGCTTATCGTATCTAATAGTGTTTCCATTTTCAACACCAATCACTAATGGTCCACAGCTAACGACTTCAGCCTTTAGATACCTAACGTCGCTGTTTTGCTTTTCAGTTAATTCAAGGCCGGCAACTGTTTTAGCTGCCTCCTTGATTTTCTTAATGATAATATAATTATTTACCGCTTTCATCCATTCTCATATTAGAGATTACACAATCTGCAGAAATAATTGTTGTTGCTACACTGACTGCATTCTTCAGTGCGGTTTTAGTTACAAGCACTGGGTCAATAATACCAGCCTTGATCATATTTACTTTTTTACCCGTAGTAGCATCAATACCATAACCCTTGCGTGTAATTGGCTCTTCAAGCACAATATTTGCGTTTTCAAGAATGGTATTAAACGGAGAAACAAGAGCTCTAAGAAGAGCAGTGTATCCAACATTTTTATGTTTAATCTTTAGTGATGCATGCAAAAGCGCTGCGCCACCCCCTGCTACAATACCTTCTTTTAACGCGGCTTGCGTTGCATAGATGGCATCTTCTACTCTATCTTTCTTTTCTTTGAGCTCGACCTGTGAGTCAGCTCCTACATAAATCAGTCCAACCTTACCGGTTAACATTGATAAACGCTCTTCGAGCTTACCCCTAAAGTAAGGGTTTGTTTCAGAACCGATTCTTTCACGTACATTTTCAATACGCTCGAGAAGCTGCTCATGGTCGGTCTCTACCTGCATCACAGTGTTCTTAGAAGAAGTAACTGATTTTACCGCTTCTCCTAACACTTCGGGATTGATCAGATCCAAATCATCGCCAAGCTCTTCATTAATGACTGTAGCCCCAGTTAATATTGCTAAGTCTTCGATTGCTTCCTGCTTAGTTGGCCCAAACCCAGGTAAGTCTACTATGTTTACCTTGATATTGCCTTTTACCTTGTTAGCTAATAACGTTTGGTAAGGTTGTTGCTCAACGTCAGCGACGATTAGCAGGCTTCTATTCTTCTTTACAACGTGTTCTAAGACACTTTGGATCTTTCTTATATTAGGTATAGGCGAAGACACAATAAGGACCATAGGGTTGTCTAAAACAGCTAAGCCTTTGTCTTTGTCCGTTACAAGATGTGGTGATTTTAATCCTGAATCAAATTGAGTACCCTCTACAAACTCTACATAAGTTTCGTTTGTTTCGGATTCTTCCATCAATACAACTCCATCTTTTCCAACTTTGCCGAAAGCTTCACCAATAAAGCTTCCAAGCTCTTCGTCATTGTTTGTGCTAATGTATGCAACTTGCTTAAGCATTTCACCATCAACCGGAAGACTGGTAGTATCAAGATATTCCAAGATCTCCTTAGCACAGTCTTCAACGCCTTTTTTAATTTCTCTAATTTTGTCATCACTTGTAAATTCACTTAGTTCTATTAATAATGAGTGAGCAAGGACAGTAGAGGTTGTCGTACCGTCACCTGCTTCACGCACTGTATTTCGGGCAGCTTCCTTAACTAATGTTGCACCGATGTTTTCGACCGGATCCATCAAGACTACGCTTTCTGCTACGGTTACACCATCTTTAGTGATGACCGGTCGGCCAAGGGCGTCTTCGTAAATCACGCATTTACCGGAAGCACCTAATGTGGACTTCACTGCGTTAGCTAACTTTTCGACGCCGGCCATAATTTTTCCGTTGGCAGCACTGCCAAACGTGAGATCCTTTACAATCTCGCTAGGGTTATTAAATTCCATTATATTAAATTAAAGTGTTTTGGTTTATTCGAATGTTTTAACGACCTTAGGTCCTTGCACGAATTCTAGACGCGATTTGTAGTGCGCTATCGATGTATCAATAGCTTGTTCAGCACCCTCTAATGTTTCCCTGCGAGTTACGTCTTTCCAGGAATCTTCTAATAGCAATTCTGTTTGATAGTAGCCATTAGGTAATTGTACAATTCTCCAGTTCTTTTTTTCTGAAGCATGTTCCCAGAAAGCTTTGGTTTCCGCGGATACTTGTTGGTTGCCACTGGTTGCAGTGGTAGTCCGGTAATAAAATGTCATTTGGTTTTTATTTTAGGGTTATTACTTACCTGGTATAATTACTTGCGCATCAGCTTAGTTAAGTCTTTTGTCTTATCGCCAGATCCCATTGAAGATCCAAACCAATACCCATATACATCGCCTAAGGTACGCAAGAAAAACCCGCTAAACGTAGTTATTAATCCTTTTTGTACTTCCGTTAATGTTTCCCAATCAAGTATGTCTGTAAATATAGCCACCGCTAAGCCAATAGCAATAACCAATGTTATATAAGTTAGTATATCTGGCGTGCTTTTGCTCTTACCTAGTTCTCTAGCTTCTTTACGATCTAATACTTCTTGCTGGTATGCTTCTTTAATAAAAGCTTTCTTCTCAGCAGGTGTATCAATAAATCTGTCAGCAACCTCAGCTGCTTTGTCTAACAATGGCGCTGCACTCACACCTAGTAATTTTAATAATTTGCTCATAATGTATTTATATCGTTTAAACTCCGTATAGGTCGTCCCACACACTTAAATTATCTATAACATATTGTCGGCACTCTTCAGCACTAGCGTATTCAGTTATACAGTCTAGCCCCCCAGTCGTACACTCTACTATCCATTTGTCTGTAGCAATATTGCTATAAGGCTCTTGAAATAAAACTTCCGCTTCCACCGCGTCTTTCTGCTCAGTGGTCATTAAATAGTATGTGTTCATATTAGTAAGCTGTAAATGTTCCACCACTATTTGTTAGGCTAGGGAATGTACCGCTAGTATTCGTGGTGTTGTTTTCTAATCTATACTCAGCCAATAAATTGGTGGTTACGCCAGCATCGGAGCATGTCATTGGAGTACCACTGTTATACAGGGCTGTTACTTCTGATTGTGTTAAAGTCTTGTTATACACACTTACTTGGTCTATACCACCTTTGAATACACTAGCATTGTTAGGTGAACTACCAACAGCATCCCCAATAGCTACGCTTCGTATATTAAAAGTTGTTAGGCTTTGAGAATTAAACTGAATGCTTTCTGGTAATTTTGTTCCATTCCAGTATAGATTCATACCAGAAGAAGTCGTGTCTGAATTATCACGTGTGAATACTAAGTGTACAAATCCTTCACTATTTACATTGCCTCTGTTTGTAGAATACCATCCGTTACTATTTACCCCCGTAATAGAAGTATTATTAGTAGAAGAAATAGACCAAAACCTTTGATGAAAATTACCCCCACCGCCATATCTGAATCTTAACTGCATTCTAGCGCTAGTTGGATTATACTGAATAAAAATCTGGTTAGACCCACTTGGAGATGCCTCAGAAAATGAACCTAGCCATTGCATTTGGTTACTAGTTTCATCCACCCGAAACCAACCACTATAACTAAAGTCATCATTACTCCCAAACAATGTGCTACTGTGGTTAGTAAACCTTAATGTATCATTAACACCATCACCAAGCCAGTAGTAATCACTATCAATAACTGCGCTATGGTCGTAGCTGTAAAACTCACTCATGGCGTGAGGTTTATTACCGTCTGGTCTGTCCGTTGAAGCGTTTGCGGTGTTTATAGTACCAAAATCACCCACAGACAAACCTGTAAGACTAAGGTTTGGTTCACTACTGCCAATAAGCTCAGTAGCTATTTCTGATATTTTTATTTGTCCGCTGCTTTGTAACGCCATTATGAGAATATATCTGAGAACGCAATAACGTCTCCTTTAATATGTAAATCACCATCAGACTCCATACGAGCCACAAAATTATTATCTGCATAAAAATCTATACGTCTATTCGTAGAATCAAACTGTATGTAGTTGTTGCCATCAACACCAACGTGTGTAATACCATCTCGTAAATCAGGCTCAACACTAAAAGTAGTGCTGGTTAAATCAAGACCGCTACCTGCTGAATAAGTTGTGTCCGTATTCGTTGTGTAAGAAGGCGTTGCCCATACAGCAGTACCGCTTGATGAATACTTTAGGAACTGACCAGCAGCACCACCAGTTGGTATGTGTTTGTTACCAGCTGAAGTAGGGTGAACATATACTGTATTGTTATCTGTTTGTGTTAAGGTATTAGTAGATACATTATAAGATAAACCACCTGCGAGCGATACACTTACTCCAGCTGTTAAGTCATTACCATCAATGGACATTACAACATCAGATGAACTGAATGTCTCTGCAGTTAAGTATGAACTTAAATCTTGGTCACCTGTGTTAGTGCCTGATAGATTACCAATGTCCGTTATGTTCTGGGCAGACAAAGTGTTACCAGCCATTGCAGTGGTAGCTGTTGTACCTATGGTTAAGGGAGTTAAGTTACCTGTGTGGTAAATTTCTCTCCAAGCACTAAGCGTACCGCCTACGTTCCTTCTGAAATACAAGTCATCACTATGGAAACAAGCAGCAATATCAACATAGTAACCACTGTTGTTAGCATGGTTCATTATAATGTGATGAAACCAATCGCTAAATGGGTTGCCAGGTGCTGCTCCGTTTAGTCCCGTGCCTCCATTACCATTAAGGTCAGTCCATTGAAGTTGGGGGTCTCCATATGTGATTGTTGAACGCTCTAAAATTCTACTATGGTCATGTGCTGCTGCCGCAAAGTCCCCTGTAGCTGCCGCCGCTGCTGTTCCTAGTGTTGGAGTACCAGATAAAGAACTATAAGATCCATCAAATGCATCAGTAATCCCATATCCACTAATAGTTGTAGGAGTACTTGAAACTGTTGACCACGGAATAGTAGCAGTATTGCTCACTACGCCATTTACATTAGTCTTTAAATACCCAGCACCAAAGTTGCTTAGCGTAACATCGTCTGTAACGGATAAATCACCGTCTATGTCAACGGCCCCACTAGAGTTTACGTTCAGTATTGGTATACCCGATATATCTGATACCGCAAACAAGTCTCCAGTGAGACTGTCTGTTATTGAAAACAGTTGCCCAACACTACCTTGTATGTCTAGGATTGTACCACCAGAGCCTTCTACTATGAGACCCTTCTTTACTTTAAATTCGTTTGCCATAATTATTACCTTTCATTTTCCAGGTTAAATATCAAATCTGTTCTTGTATGCGTTAAAGTTTTGTTTTATTTCGGATGCTGATAGTGCATTAGTATACATCTTAAAAACAGGAATATCACCCTTCCAATACTCGGCACTACTCCTATATCCCAGTAATATTTCACCAGCGTCAGTGTAGTTTAAAGCACCAACAGATGTTGTGCCTATTTGAGTGCCGTTTTTATACATGGTTGCTGTTGTCCCATTATGAACAACCACTATATGAGCAAAAGTATCAGCAACAACAACGTTGTCAACAGATAATGTATACCATTGAGAACCATTATGATGTTGATACATTAACCTACCATTGTTGGTTCCTTTTCTTATTTGAGCAACGCCATTTGATGTGTCTGTTTTGTCCCAATGAAATACTTTTCTATCGTTACTATCTAGTGCGCCATTAAATCTAATAACAGTTTCAAATGTTAAATTTGCGGACTCGTTAGTAGAAAGCCCGGATGTTGTAAAAAAATCATCCGTACCATCAAATATAGGCTGACCAGTTGAATCAAAACTCATGTTTGATACATCTATATCAGTTGTTTCTTTTAGGTCTATGAGGGAAGATGTGGATGAGCGTGTGCCGTCAACAAAAGTAGTTAATTGGCTGGTCTGTTGTACCATTGGAGCGCAATACCATACTTGGTCACCTACTTGTGAGCCTATATAATTACTTAAATAACACCCATTTTCATTTGATTGTACCGTAACCGTAACTGAAATTCTAATCCATTCATTTACTGGCCAATTAGAAGTATTTGTACTTCCATTATAACTAAGGTATCCTAAGTTGTTATTATTTACGCTTGTCCTAAAATATGGTCTACTTGCGCCAGCTCTATTTTGGAGGTAGTAAACTGACATTGTATATGTGGTACTGGCAGACACGCTAACACTAGCACACCCAAAATGTTGGCTACCCGTAGTCGTGGTTTCACCATGCATTAAATTACATTTTGACATGTCTACCCCTAGTATAACGGGTTTATCCCTGTTACTAGCATTATAAGTGGCTACCCACGTACCGCTATTAGTCCAAGTAACACTTCGCACATGGTTGTCATTATATGCTGAAACAAGATTAGTTGCTGGCTGACCTGGGTAAAACCTAGCAGCAGTATCATTATCAGATATACCATACCCAGTGTCGTAACCGAATACTAATCCATCTTTTATTATGTGTGGGCCTGTATACATTATAAGAATCTGTTTTTTTGAGCGTTGTAGTTTTGCTGCGATTCTGCTGCTGTAAGATTTCTATCGTATATTTGAATTATTGCAATATCCCCATCTCCAAATGTAAAACTACCATATTGATTAAATTGATTATAATCTATAATATCCATGTTTACATTTTTAAATTCTACCATTATCCATTCGCCTGTTCTTACAAAATCATATATATTTGCTTTAGAAACAGTATTCATAAATAAAGTTGGTGAACCAAATCCATTGTTGTAAAATTTGTTACCTGACGAATATGCTCCTAGATAATAAGTGGTTGTATTAGACTGCCAAAAAAGTGATTGGATATCAGTAGTTCTTATCCAAAATACAAATGTACATGTAGTTGAGTCCGTAATGTTTTCCGTGTTAGTAATACCTCCACCAGCCATATCAAACCATCCACCAGCATTATAGCTAAATCCAGACCCATCTATAGTAAAATCAAAGTTATTTCCACTTAGGTCATACCAAGCTGTTCCTGTTCCTGGATAGCTTTTTTCGCTACCCGCGTCTAATGCTAGTACCAATCCTTCTGTTACTATATCCGGCCCTACTGCTGTTGCCATATTATTCTTCGTCTATTGGGTTAGTCCAAGCTTCCGTAGCTAGTAAAGCAAGAATCCCAGCGTGGCTGTATTCATCATAATCCGTGCTATACACACTCGGTCT